CGCCAATGTAGTCCATTATTTCTTTAGCATTGCGCTCTGTTATGCAGTAAAACACATTCGGATCAACGTCTTTTGTTAAACACATACACCGTATGTAATCAATGTTTTGTTCTGCAGTCTTCTCTTTTCGATCGTCATGGAATGGAATGTGCCATTTTGACTCCCATTTTGAAACTGAAACAAGACTGTGTTCAACCTCTATCTCAACGGCGTTAACATGAACAAAGCGTTCTTTAATCGGATCCCATAGATCCCGTTCAGGGATTTGTAGGTGTAACAAAGTTCATCACCTGACTTCCGGTAGCCTTTGTTTGCTCGGCGATGATGGCGTCGATCTTCTCAGATTCTTCACTCTTCTTGACTGTCGCAACGATACCATTGATGAATGCGCCAGCTTCATCAGGATGCTCAATAAAATACCAGATGAATTCGTCATACGCTGCAGAAGATCTGAACTCTTTGTAATGGCGCTCATCTTTATCAAAGCCACCATTAGGTGTCACAACACCGTAGGACTCCTTAATGAACTGCTCAAAGAACAGATACGCCTTGTTCGCATCTTTCTCAGCGATCATCTTGCGAAGACGTTCCTCCCAGCCGCCATCTTGAGACGCTTCCATACGCATAAGATCTGTCCTGGACATGTTAAAGTAAAAAGTTTCTTCCTTTTCTACGCCTCTGTAGTCGATGTATTTAATTGTTTTACTGATCATTTGATACTCCTTTTAAGTGAAAAAACAAAAGGCTACTCAGATCTCGTCTAAGTAGCCCATGATTTAATTATTGTACACAGCTGTAAAAATAGGATTATTATTTTCGTCAGTAATATTGCTTCCAAAATCGTCAAGCAATACCGCCGCTTTATTAACAATCGTTTCTATATCGCTAAGTAATACCAACTTTGGATCGGCTTCTTCGCTGCCATATAACAGATTTTCAATCTCTGTTAAAGCATTCCACAAACCGTTTTTATCGTACCATCTTGAATCAAGCACGATCATTGACGTATTGCGTGTATTGCTAACACTGACCGGTATGGCAGTAACATTCCAGCTATAAGTCTTCTGTTCGGGGCTATCATTAACAGTAGCATTACTGTCTTCAGAAGGCGAAGCTTGCAAAAACGGTGCAATGTGAATCTTATAGCCAATGTTATCTTTCTGGTCATTGCTTATCATAGTTCTCCAACAAATGCCGAACGAAATAGGATTCTGCTGACCTATGTATGCTCCTGGAGAAATAACGTCACGACCAATGCATTTATTGAAAAGTTCCGGATATGTAAACGCTTCAATTGTAAGAGCGTCTTCTTCAGGACTTAATACAACACCATAAATCACATTATCGGCATAAATTTTACTCGGTTCAGCACCAGAAGGGGACTCATTTATAGCTGTTATACCATTCCAAGCAGCAGCAGACCTCACGACATACAGAACAACTCTATCCACACCGGTTTCGAAGAAGCGCTCTCCGGATTTATCCCATTGAAGTCTACTCATTTTGAATTTTCCTTATAAGGTCAAGGTGCTGTAAGAATGGTCTTCAGTGCGTCAAAAGTGGGAAGGGAAGCATCGGTTCCCTGCGACTGACCTTCGCCTGCGATACCATACAGAAGATTCTCGATCTGCGTGAGCTTCGCTTCGGGAACCTTTGTGGAATCCAGTACCATCGAAGCAGTAGGCTTGAAGCCGGTAGCAGCAACTGGAAGAGTAGTAACAGACCAAGAGAAGGTCTTCTGCTCAGGGCTGTCGTTGATTGTGGAGTTGCTATCTTCGGAAGCGCCTGCAACACAGTCCCAGAAGATGTGGATCTTATAGCCGTGTTCTGTGCCGGCGGTATCGTTACCGATCATTGTACGATATGCCAGGCCAAAATGCTTATGGCTCTGCTGCTTGATCACGGCACCGGTTCCGACGGTAGCTTCACCGATGCATACTGCATACTCGTCGGGATAGGTAAATGCTTCGATCGTAAGAGCGTCTTCCTCAGGACTCATAACGACGCCGTAAACGATGTTATCGGCATAAATTTTTGTAGGCTCAGCGCCAGACGGAGACTCGTTGATCGCGGTGATACCGCTCCAGGCAACGCCAGCTGCATATCCGCCCTGATCGTTCATAGGAAACAGAACAGTGCGATCTACACCGGTCTCCCACAGCTTTTCCCCAACTTTATCCCATACAAGTTTAGGTGTAGTATTAGACATAGTATTTCTCCTTATACAAATAATCTGAATACGTCGTGGTTTAAATTGTCAGCTATATAGGATCTGTCATACATAATATGCGGTATAGTAGAGACCCTTTCAACGATTTCGCTGTCTGGGTCTCTGTCAATAACCGTTATTGTATACGACACATCTTGTTTGTACACAACGTTATCTGCAGACGTGTTTTCTATTCGATTCCGGCTGTATACAATAGCCGGATACCTCATCTTTACAGATTCTGGAGGTTGAAAATATACGTTACGAGAGCCAAGTTTTTGGCAGAGAAGCTCGTGCAGTTCAAGACGGTCATTCGCCATCTTCCCCATTGTATACACCTCCCAAAGTAATATTCAGCCTTGGAAACTGCGGTTCTACGCTAGTTGCTTTCCATTTTGCGCCCATATATTCCGCATACTTAAGCTGATGAAAATTCTGATATGCAAAGGGGTCGGCCACGATGCTTAGAGTCATGTTAATGTTCAGATCGTCGACCACCTTTCCACCGTTTTCCAAACGGCGAGTGTTGCGCACGATGTCTCCATAGTATTCCTTCTCGACTATCTGTAATTCGCAGACACCCGGTCTGGTTTCCTCAGTTACACCGTAGCCGATTTTTCCAAAATATTTGCTCATTTTGAAATCCCCTTTGATTTACACTTATGATCCTGTGCTGTCCTGAATAAAACTGCTCATGTCTTTAACAGCCCACTTACCGTTAATAACGCCGAGGACCTTTCCGTTATCGGCGCTGGTAACTTCTGGAAGCTCAATCACATTGATAACAATTTGGCCCTCTTCCGTGGCTGTCTGAAAAGCATCAGAGATCTGAAACAGCAATCCCTTCTCTGTTTTCTCATGAGTGATCTGACCAAACGCGGAAAGAATTGCTTTTAAAGCATCTTTCTTAGTCGTATTCATCAAACCACCTCCGATCAGGGCTTAACAGTAACAGGCTCCTCAATAACGAGGAAGGAATACAGACCCATAGTGGCGCCAGACAGACGAGTCTCAATCAGAGAGATCAGCTGGTTGAAGCGAATATCGAAATCAGTAAAGTGAGTGATCTCGCCACCCTTGGTGCTGCCTACGCCGTAGTCTTTCATGTTGCCAATGATGCAAAGCAGCTTATGCTGATTGCCCTGAGCATCGGTTCTGATGCGGTTCTTGAACTGCTGTACACGATGGATGGATCCAACGTTAAGCTCGCTAGCAAGCTCATTGACATTGCTGCGGATTCTACGGCCGTTACGATCACGAGCCTGCATGAGCTTGTTGAGCATCCAAGGATCGATGTACATGTCGGGAGTTCCGGTGCCCATAAAGTCGATGAAAGCATCCTGAACTGCTGCGATCAGAGCCTCAGTGTAGATGAAGTTATCGCTGAAATAAGAGCCGGTCTCTGTACCCTGGATCTCGGTACGAGCGGTAGCGATATCGATGTCTTTATGAATAGTATACAGATCGTCATCGGTCCAGATGGGACGAATATGAGTAGGATAGATCTTACCCTTGGTGCCGTTGGCTCTTCCATCACCCAGCAGAATCGCTGTAGCAAGCTCCTGCTCGAGCTGGCCGCGATCGATGTTATACTGCCACTGGACATAATCGAAATCAGTGATGTCTACGACATCATCTCTCTCAAGCTCGGACTCAACATAGATGGTCTGAGGATCGGTCTCCCTGCGCATCAGCTCATAGTTGCCGACGAAATCTTTCTGCTCGCCCTTCTGGTATCCTCTGGCGCGAAGATCGTCATGGTTGCCGTTGACGTTCCTGATGTCAACGTGACGGGTTCTTACTCTGCTGTAAGGAAGCTTGGTGGTTCCATTAATAATAGAAGAAACCCAGCTGCGATCATCGGTCAGGAGCTGCGGGGTCTTGGGGCCGTTAAGCTGGTATTCAGGAAACAGCCAGGTGATGTTGCCGTCAACTGATGTATCCTGGTTGAAGCCGCTGCTGGTCAGATCGCCATGAACCAGCTCGAGATTGTTCTGTGCAAGATAGCCGTTGAAGGTATCTCTGAAGGACGCGTTGGTATTCTTTGCTGAAACAACGATCTCGTTAAGGTCAGAGTGTGTGAGAACGTCATTCTGCTGCGCATCCTGATCAAATACATTGTGTTTCATATCTTCTTTCTCCTCATCTTTGTCGTCTTTATCGCCGTCTTCTGCATCTGCGATCGCAGCGCCAACAAGAGCGTATACGACTTTCTTCTGTTTCTCGGTCATTGTGTCAAAGACATCTTTGATAGTCTCTTCGCTATCGTCAGCGTCTTTCTCTTCGGACTTAGCATTGCTGTCCGCTTTCT